AAGATAAAGTTAATTTAAGGTTTCTACCAGTTTCTAACCATTTAGTGCCATTGTATCTAAAAGTAAATAGATCACCAAGAGAAGCAGTAGTTGTAAGTGTAGGTGCTGTGTCAGAAGCAAATTCATAAGCTGAGTTCCAAGTTAATGTTCTTGAACCTGTACCATCTTGAATAACAAGTAATGAAATAAATTGTCCAGTAGCACTATTAGTTGGTGCAGATAAAGTTCTGTTTCCACCAAGAGTTACTTTAGCTACTGGTGCAGTTGATGTGTCCCAAGTAATAGTTGCACCATCTGTAAGTGTTGCTTCTGGGAAATATGCACCATCATTAAGTTTAATTAATCCAGTACCTTTAGTAGTTATGCTTAATCCAATATTTGTATCTCCACCAGTTACTGATAAATCTGGTGAGTTTCCAGTAGCTGAGTTTGTAATTGATATTTCATTTACTGCTGATGCTGTCTTTACGAATTTAATATATTCATTTCCTGAATCATCTGCGATTGCTTTAGCAGTTGGTAATCTTATATCTTGTGTAGAATTAATTGAAGAATCTGTAAGTGTTAAAACTGTTCCAGTTGCAGTAGTTGATAGACCAGTAATTGATACTGTTGAATCTAACCAATTAACTGTGTTACCTACATGGTCAATAGTTGCTAAAGATATGTCATCAGCACCATCATAATATTTTAAAGTAGGTGCAGTTGAAGTTGTTGTATCTAACCAAAGAGAATTTGCTACTGCTGAAGCTGGTCTTGATGTTCCTGAGTTTAATGTGTTGATTGCCGATAGTACGTTGTTTAAATCTGTTCTAAATGCAGGGAAACCCTGATTCGCTATATTATAATCACTATGTTGTGCCATATTCTATCTAATATCCTTTACTTAAATAATCAAATACACGTGTTACTCCAGTACTTGAACTGTTTTTAAATGCAATATCAAAACCATTAACAGTTTTATTTGAAATTGTAAAGAAATCTCCTGTGTTTAATCCTTGTGCTGTTATTCCTACTGCATAAGAATTTGAATAAAAGGCATTTGTAAAAACCACATTATATGTGCCAGTACCAGAAACAATATCATTTCCACTAAATATTCTATCTGGCATATCTATACTTACTGATAAAGCACTAATAACTGGAGTAGATGATAAATCAAATGATCTTAATGTTAATCTAAATTTATAATATCTAGCTGTGTAATCTCCAACTACAAAGTTTCTAAATGAAGTATAAGTTATATTGTCATTAGATAAAGCAATCTCAATATGAGCATTAGAATTTGCAGGAGTATCTCCGTCAAAGTTAGATTGTGCGTCATCAAAATCTCCAGTTCTTGCATCAAACAAATCATCTAAGTTATCTGATGTTTGTGTAATAGATGCTGTTACTCTTGAAGTATAAACTGCACCTATGTCTATTGGAGTTGAGAATAAATAAGTTCCTTCAGAATATAAGTCATAAGCAGTTACACCAGAATCAAAGAATGAAGTTCCTGAATCAAAGTTTCCTATTGCAGAATCAAATAATTCTGATGAATCTAATCTTAATGTACCATCAGAAACTATTACATTAGTTTTAGTTCCTGAAAATGTTGGTGATTCAGTTTGACTTGCAACAGCATTGTAGTTTCCTATTGCTAATACGTTTGTTGCAATAACTGTTTCATTAGAAGAAAAGTTACCATTTTTATCTACTGCTTTTATAAGATATGAACCTACTCGTGCTGGTACTGTAATTGATGTAGCTGGTCTTGCAACTTTTTCAACTAAAGAAACTGAGTTACCCCAAGAAGCACCAGTTGTTAATGTAGAAAATCTTATTTGATAATAAGCTAAATCTAAGTCTGTAATTTGTTGCCAAGATAAATGTGCATCTCCACCAATAATGTTACATGAAAAATCTGTTACATCAGAAGGTGGTGCTATTCCACCAACAATAGTTCTTGATGCAGATGTGTATGTAGAAGAAACTCCTAATGTGTTAAATGCTCTAACTCTTACATTATAAAGAGAACCATCTACTACGTTTAGTATTCTTTGCGTTAGTCCTTTTCCTTGACCATGAATAATGTAATCAGTCGCTGTGCTTAGTTTGTATTCAACTTGGTAGTAGTCCACGAAGTTATCTAATGAAGCACCAATCGTTACATCAAGAGCAGTTATAACAACTCCATCTGAATATTCTATTAATTGATCGTCAAGAGTTATTGAAACTGGTGCAGTAACAGAAAATGGATTTGGAAGTACAGTATCAGCGATAGCAGGTGCTTCAAGTTTATCTTCGTAATCATAAAACTCGTCTTGGTGTTCTTCTATTCCAAGAGTTACTGTTGAATCTGAATTAATAGCTAAAGACATAACTCTAAATGGCTTAACACTAAATCCTGCTGTATCATAAGTCGCTGTTACTATATCTCCAATAGATAGATTTAGTCCTTCTGAAGTTACTGTTACTTCTGCTTTTAAATTGTTTCTTGATCTCTTTAATATGTTTTCGCAAATTTCTTCAGCTTGATAAGGAGAAGTTACTTGCAACATATCAAAACTTCTTTCTAATAAGGTACTATTATCATCACTTAACATTGTTGCGTGTTGATCTGCTACGTCTAAATGTGCGTCATCAAATGGTGGATATGAAACTGTATCTGATTGATAATCTTTATCTGGATTTGTGTATGTTCCAATTACACGATTATATTTTTCTGATTTACTTTCACCTTGTAATTTAACTTCACTAACTACATTGTCTTTAGTTAATAATAATTGTGATGCACCTGAACCTTCAATTAAAATTTTATATTTACCTTGTGTGTAATTAAAGATTGCTCTCATAGGCACTAAAAGTTCTCTTACATTTTCTAATACTTTCTTTTCACTATCTATAACTGCATTTGTTTCAAATAAGTTTATATCGCTTGTAGCCCCAGAATATGGAGTTACTTGTGTATCGCAGGTATTTGCAGAAGTTTTAAATGAATCGTAATTAGTTTCAAAGGCATCATTAGGTATTCCTTTTCCATATCTAGTATTTCTTAAATAATCTAAAAGAACTAAAGATGAGTTTGCAGAATAAGCCCAAGTAGAAGCTGTATCTTGTCTGTGTGAACCAGAACCACCTTTAGTTGTGTCTAATCTAGGGTCATATATTTTTTTTCCTCTTAATGTTACTCTAACTTCTGGTAGTCCATTAAAAGCATCTTGATTCCATTTAAACCTTAAAGCAACATAAGCTAATCCTGAAAGTTTATGATTTGAAGTCCAGTTAGTTGTTTCGTCAAGCAAAGAAGAAGCTGATTGATTATCTAATCCAAAAAATCCTTGAATAGATATTAAAGATTCTCCATTTTTATAAAAGTTAGTGTCTGAACTATTTACTGTTCTTACTGTTCCGTCAGTTAATGAACCAGACCAAGTTACTAATTTGTCATCAACGTAAACTTCATCTATTGCTGTAATTCCCCCACCACCACCTTCACTAAGAACTCCAGCTACATAAAGATATTGATTATCTGTTCCTGAACTTTCTACAAATACTCTAGTTAAACCAACTTGTCTTTTACCATAGACAACAGGAATTGGATTGTTATTAGAATCCTTACTTACTGTTACACCTTTGGCTTCATCTTGTGAACTTTGTCTAGGTGCTTTTGGTTTTGGTGCAAGTAAATAACTTATCGCAGTAACTATTACGAACTGTATAATTGCTGATACTACTGCTGGGGGCATAAATGATACTCTCTTTTAAATTTTTGTGATCTTCTATAAACATTATAATTTTCATCTGCTCTTATCCAGTTTACAGATTGATTAACTTCTATTTTTTCTTTGAAATATTCTATAACCCATTTCATTATTTGTTTAACATGACTTTTTGCAAGAACTTCAACTACCCAAATATTATCTCCACAGTTCCATTCATTAGCTTTTAATCTGCATGACATTTCAAATCTTTGTTGCACGTTATCACTAAGATAAGCCCAATTAGTAAAACCTACATCTTGATTACCCACTCTATGAATTTGGTACTGATCTAAGTTTAATGAAGGAGTAAGCATTTTAACTAATTCTTCATAAGTATATTTATCAAATCTTTTAAATTGTCTGTGTAGATGAACAACTCTATATAAGTCATTCATTAAACTGCACCCCACTTAATTTTTTTAGCTGTTTGACTTGCATATTCCATTCCTTTGTCATTTGGAAAATATAATTTCTGTGAGTTTTCAGCAGTTCTTCTTCCTGAAATCTTTTCAAAATCTGCCCAATGAGATGAGATAATAATATTTACAGATGAGGTTGTTGCATTTTCTTCTAAAGTAAAACTAGATATTCTTCCATCAAATAAAAGAAATGGGTCAGCTATAAGTGCCTGACTATCATTTAAAAAACCTCTATAAACTTTTGCTACTTTATTCATGTAATTATTATTAAGTAATAAAGAAATGATTGTAGTATCAGCGCCTGAGAATTTAAGTGTTAATGCGTTTACTGCAATATCAGCATTTTCTTGAACTTCTGAACTTCCTAAAAATAAAGATGAAGCTGTGTAAGTATTTCCATCATAACTTAAATTTTTATAATGATCTGTGTAATAAGTTCCTGTGCTAATTCCAAGATATACAAGTTCAACTGGATTAAGTTTATTTGTTGCTAATTCGTTTATTAAATCTACTGTTAATGATCTTGTCATTACAGTACCTCTATAAGATCAACTTCGTATTGGAAATAATTTTCTGTGCTAATATTAAATTCTTGAATATCTCCAGTAAGTCCAACTGTAAAATCTACATTAGAATAAATTAGAACTGCATTATCAGCTACGTTTGCTCTTAATGGTGGTTCAAATGTTAATGTTCCTTGACCAGAACCATTAGATGATACATCTGCCATAACCATATAAACTTTTGCTTGACCAGTAAATCTAAAATAATCTCCAGCTTTAAAAACTCCTGAAGTGCTGTTAGCCATGCCATCTATTGCAACAGAAGTAACTCCTGCACTAATAGCACCATTGACAGATATAACTCCTGATGCAACTCCTAAAGCATCATCTATTGTTGGTGGCACATATTGGAATGATTCCATTTGTGATCTTTGTTTCATAACAAAAGCATTTATAGGTGCAAATTCTGCTCTAGTCATAATTGGGAATCTAACTCTTAATCTAAATCTTTGTCCGTCTATTTGTCTAGCTTGTCGTCTGCCAGAAGCAGTTGTGGTTACAATAGTATTTTGATTTGTGCTTATAGCTACATCTCTAGGTGCTGGGCTTGATGGGAATGTTCCACTCATACTACGTTAGATTTTCCTTTTTGATTAGCACCTTGATTAACTAAGTTAATTATAGTTGCTCTATTATCAATTAATAATTCTCTAATACCTCTAACATCATTTGCTTGAATATTAAATGTTATATTGTTTCCTGAACTAGCCATATCGTGATTAGGCACAATAGTTCCACTTGTATTAGGTACAAATAATTCTCTACCACGTTCTCCTACTGTTATAGGCATACCACCTCTAACAGAACCACCTTCTGCAAATGGAGATACTACTGAAGCATCAATAGGAGTCATTCCACCACCACCAAAAGCACTCATTCCAATATTAAATAAACTTCCTAAAAAACTATTACTAGAAGAAGAAGCTGATATTGAAGCTTGTGCTACTTTTTCTTTGGTAATCATTTTTTCAATAGCTAGTTCAAGAGTTTTTCTTGCAATAATTTCAATAGAATTTTTAAGAATAGCAACTAATAAATTTTGACCTATGTTTTTAAATGTTTCTCCCAAAGATTTTCCAAGAACTATTGATTCTGCAATTCCTTGTGAAAAATCACTTATTCCTTTGTTTAAAGTATCTGCAACTATTGTACCAACATTTAATAATTGATCTAAGATTAAAGTATTTTTATCTCCAATTTTAATTAAAATTTCATCTAATGCTGTAAATTCAGAAGCTAATTTATCTGTTGCAACATCTTCTGCTTCAAATGGTTTTGATCTTGTTATTCTTAATCCTTCTTCTAGTGCTTGTATTTCTTTTAATCTTATAGATTGCTCTCCTAAGCTTTGGGTTACATTATCTGAACCCTCAATAACTTCATTTCCGTATGTAATTGATTCAAGTGTTTTTTTATTTTTAACAGCAGTTTTTTCAATGCTTCTTAATACTTTTTCTGCTTCACTTGCATTTGTAGATAATAAAGAAAATGCAGTAGCTATTCCAGTTATTGTAAGTGCGATAGTGTAAAAAACTGGGTTTGCTTTAAATACTGTTGCAATACCAAGTAAAGCTAATGATAATTGTTTTACTGTATCTATTGCTTTTATAATTGCTGTTCCAATTAATACACCAATTAACAATTCAATATTTTCTTTTAAAAATTTGATGGCATTTGTTGTTCCTATTATTAAATTAGCCAAACCAGTTCCTACCGATTCTGCAAATGATTTTAATGCTTGATTATTTTGTTTAAAAAATGTTCCTAAATCTCCAACTTGGTTTTTAAGCACATCAAAGAATTTAGTTCCAACATCACTAGCAAATTTAAAGAATACATTTTGTAAAGCTATTAAATTACCTGAAAGACTATTTCTTAAATCAGTACCAGCTTTACCAAATCTTCCACTAGCACCAAATTCTTTTTCAAATATTCTTGCTGTTTCTTGTGCTGATAATTCTAAACCTCTGGGTATATTTAATATTTGTTTTAAATTGGCTTCGGTAAATATCCTTGCATTAGTTAATCCTTTTGTTGTGGCTTTTCCAAACTGTTCAACAGAGGTTTCAAAGTCTAATCCTAATGTTGCTGATATATTGTTTACCTGCTCTAAATTTTTAGCTAATTTTTCAGGAGATGAACCTAATGCAATTAATTTTTTAGAAGCAGAAATAACATCATCAAGTGGAATTTTTGCGTTAATAGCAAATTGAGTAAATTGGTCAAATGCTCTAGCACCTTCTTGCGTACTTCCAGTTAAATTACTTAACCTTAATTTAGCTTCTTCTGCTTTTTTCCCAACATTTATTAGTGAGTTTACAGCAACCCCAGCACCCAAACCTATTAATGCGTTTCTTAAATTAAATACTGAACCTTTTAAAGAATCAAATGCTTTGGAAGCATTGTCTATGACATTAAGTTTTATATTTAGTTGCTGATCTGCCATGCTGTAATTTTTCTCGTTCTGCCTTCACCTTAAAATATGCTATCCAATAATAAAATTCATCTTGTGTCATACACAAAACTTCTTCCATTGATTTTTTTAACTCCTGACACAAACTTAAAATGGAAAAAAGTTCTGTATCAGTTCTTACTTTTTTTCAGCTTCCTCGTAAGAAATACCATTCAACATTTCTGTTGATACTCTAGCTATAACATTTGCATCAGCATTATTCAATAATGTTAGCTTGTCATCTAGCTTAAATATTTTATTTCCGTCTGCGTCTTTGGCTTTTAAAACGATTGCATCTACTAATACTCCCAGATCATCATTCCTAGCACCTTTAAATAAGTTTCTTTTTTCACCAAGTGTAAATGGTGAACAATATATTATTAAAGGTTTGCCTTCCTCGCCCCACTCAGCAACCTCAATCTTCTTTATTCCTAAAGATTCAAATTGTGCCTTCACTCTATCTATTACGTTCATATCTTCCTTTTTTAGTTAATTAGCCGTGTGTTCCAACTGTCAATTCGCCAGTTCCAGTAAATGTCATTTCTGCTTCTACCATTCCATCAAAAGATGCACTTACGTTATAACCAGTTACGATTGCAGTTCCTGAAAAATATTTATCTCCAGTTGATGTGCCTTCTGGCGATACGTTTATAGTTATTGATGAACCAGCAGTTACTAATAATTGTCCTGCATCTGCTTCATCAAAAAATAAACTTGCTGAACCAGAAAAACCTTTTAAGCCAGTTTTGTAAGTTCTTGTAGAATCACCTAATGAAGTATCTTCAATAGTGTCTGATGTTTGCTCTAATGTATAACTTCTTAATTCACCTAAAACAGTTGAACCAATTTTTATTACACCTTCTGAGCCAGTATGTGTTGCCATTTTTTTTCCTTGTGTTGTTAATATTAAGGTGTGCCAGAAGTGTATTGATACATAACTCGCACCACCATTCTGATACCACCTATTGGGAACAAAACTCCTTCATCAGTAGAAACCTCTACCACTTGAGTTTGTTTTGCGTACCCACCTCTTGTTCTATCAGAATTTACTCTTGTTTCAATCGTAGTGATTAATTCATTACGTTTTGTGTCTATGTTTGATGTTGTTCCTTTGACATATCCAACAATAACAAAATCAGCAGTTGCTTCTCTTAATGCACTTGAAAAACTTATTGTTTGATCTGATCTAGTTTCGTTGCCAGATTGAACAAAACAAGCTGGGTATTGTTGTTCAGATAATTCATCAACATTAAATGGTTCTCTAGTAACCTTCTTTAAAGTAATTGGTGATGTACCGGTTGAAATTGCTGTTACTATATTAGATG